CAGTGCCGATGGTGCCGGCGTTGTTGTACGCGCCCACCGCAGCCTCGTGCGAGAGCCCGCCAAACGAACCACCAAGACCACCGGCACCCGTGCCTACACCACCCCCGAACCCTGCGCCCCCCTGGCTATTGCCGTTGCCAGAGCCATTGAACCCGCCAACACCGCCCGACGCACCGTTGCCAATGCCACCAGCGAGCCCGCCAGCAGGCGCAGGAGCGGCTACCGGAGCAGGAGCGGTGTAGACGTAGGGATTGGTCTGCTGCTGCATTGCAGGATTCTGGAAGTTGGTTTGCTGGAGGTTTGGTTGCTGAACCGGGTTCGTCGGCGCGCGCACCTGATTGCTGCCCAGGCTCATCTGACCGGACGTAAATGGGTTTCCCGCGATGGGGGCGCCAAGCAGCGCTTGTCCGAGGTTCTGCTGGTTGGTGTAGCCCTGCGCCGTCATCGGATCGGAGTAAATATTGGCTTGTCGATTCAGACCCGCGACCATCTGCGGATTCAAGCCGCCGCTGTTCTGGTTGAACCAGTTTTGCGCTCCGGGGAGAATGCCGTTCGCACCGTAGATATACGGCTCGATGCGCGGGTCGAGCTTGCTGGTGCTGGTCGTCTGCGGGGCATCCTCGTTGCCACCAAGCAGGCCCCCCAACACCGTAGCGCCTAACGAAAGCCAGTCAGTATCAGCCATGATTTATCCTAAAAAGCGCCATGCACCAGCGCGGTAACCGTAAAAGCCAGAACCAGAGCCAGGGTTCCACGATGAGCCGTCAGCCAGGCGTAGCATCCCGTCGCGCGGCTTGGGCGGCGCAACGGTCGTCACATCCAACTGGCCATCCGCCAGCGTGTTGAAGGCGTCCTGCAACCTGGCCAATTCCTGCCGCAGAAAGCTCGCGATCTCTGCCGGAGAATCGGGCGGGTTGTTCGCTGTGTAGCGCTGAACCGCGCCGGTCTGCGTTCTCAAAATTTCCCCGCCAGTCGTAGGTCGATGTCGTAGCTGTCCAGGCGCCAGCTGGTCGAAGTGCCGTTGGCGAACTTCACCGCGATGTACCGGCCGGACACGAAATCATTCACATCGACATCAGATCCGAGCGTGAAAGCAACGGGTGCGTTGTAGACCGGTGCAGCGTAGGCATCGTCCGAATAGCCAAGGGAGACGTTGACAGTCTCCCCGGCCTTGCCGAAGATGCGTGGCCGAATCTTGCCGATCAACTTCATCTGGCCAGGTGCACCGAGCGACAGGCCCGCGCGCTCAAGGTAGGCCAAGGGCTGCACACCATCAAAGGACGTGCCGCTATCGAGCAGGTAGAGCTTTTGCACATTGCTGGCCATCACCGTGAGGCTCAGGCTCAAGCTAGAACCCGTGGCGTCCCAAAGGGTCGTATCCGAGTCCCACGGCGCAGAGTCACCAGCCCAAATGCTGTTGCTCGAATCGTCCACCGGCCCCGATGCGGCATGGTTCAAATTCGGGATGTCGCGGAAAGAAACCGTCTTGTCCACCGTGTTCCACACCAACGCCTTGTTACAGAACGAGCTACCCAGCGACGGGTAGCAAACAAAGACTTCGTTGTAGAGCTTGTCCACGAACACAAAGCACCGGCTAGAGTTGTCCTGGTCGATCTGCTCGAAGAGAAAGCGGCGCGTCTGCTTGTCGAGGACCGAGATTGCGCTTTGCCCGTCATGCAGGATGCAATCGTTGGTCGTGAGCACGAAGTGGCGGCCATCAAGCTCTGCGATGCAGTTGCGCGACAACGCTCCGGACGCGCCCATCACCTTCTGGAAGCGGTAGACGAACACGCCCCCGGTGTAGTCCATGCGCCAAATGGACGCTTCCTTGTAGATCATGAAGGAGTCGCGCAGCGTCAGGCCGTCGATGATCTTGTCGTATCCTTCAGACAGGTCGAACTCGCCCGCGTCCTTAGTGGCGTCGGCTGTATCCCAGGTGGCAGGCACGGTGCCTGGGTCGGCTGGATGCGACCACTTGACCATGTACGGGTAGTTGATGCCGGCCTTGGTGACGTTGAGCGCGATCAGGCTGTTCTTGTAGACGCGCATCGCCGAGGTGGTGGTGTTTGCGGGCCAAGCGCCGAGGATCGTTGCCTTGCCGGTCAGCAGCCACTGCTGCGGTGGATCAGCGCCGTCGTTGAAGATCGGAACACCGCCCAGCGAGCAGGAAGTCCAACTGTTGCGAATGGCGTTGTAGTCCACGTCCACGCCGGCCGTCTGCCTGGTAATGTTGGTGTGCACCGCACCGTTGACGACCGTGTACAGCTTCTTGTCGGAGGCGTAGAGCCAAGCGCGCACACCCCCGACCGTGACAGGCAGAATGTGGTACGGCACTACGGCAACCGAGGGGTATAGCTCGCGGTAACCAGCGACCTGTTGCGCCATGCCATCGACAAAGCGGATGTTGTTGGCGTCGGTCCAGGCGTTTGGCGGCATCTCATGGGACGACTGGTCCTTAATGACGCCGATCTTCCCCGTATCGCCGACAGTGATGGTTTTCATAGCCATCAGAGCAACGTCGAAGCGGTCCAGTGACCGGAAACAACCACATCAGTTGAAGCGGCCCCAACGCGAAGCAGGAATCCAAATTCGTTGCTGTTCGCCGCTGCGGCCCCGCGCGAGGTCAGAACGCCGGCAGCGGAATAACTTGACGTCGCATTCGGGTTGGCGTTGGTGTCCCACAACGCAATGACCGGTGCGAATTTCATCGGCACAGAGAATCGGATGTTGGCGTCGATGGTGTTGGCGACGTTCCCTGTCGCGGTGTAGGCTCCCACAGCGGCGACAGTGCCAGGGAACGTGCCCATCGCGTAGGTTTTGGCAAAGTCTCGCAGGCATAGCATCATCTCGACGCCTGGCGGTCGGCGCTGGAATGGCGTGGCGATGGTGCCGGCTTCCAGTTGTGCCCTGCTCACGGTGCCGCTAGCGAATTGCACATTAATGATGGTGTTACCCGGCAATGCCCCTGTGCTGCCGCCGTTCGCGATGGCTGCGCCGTTGACCTTCGCCGTCGCCGTCCCCACCCATGACAAGGTGTAGACCCCGGGTGCGACCCACTCGCCCTCGACGATTTGCTCAAGGCCGCCCAATGGGCAATTTACGACCCGATCAGGGAAGCCTGGACCGAAGGTAATCGTTTGGCCAGAGGTAACGACGCGCCACCGGTCCAGCGTGACCTGGTTGGCCACAGTGGTCGGCTGGCCGCTGCCGTACACGCGCTGGTTTATGGCGAAGTTCCCGTTCACGATCAGGTTGCGAAGATCGCCGCCCGTCTGCATCGGGCCGAGCGCACCAGCTAGGTAGCTGAGTTCGGTATGACTCGCGTTGACCACGCCGGTGACGTTCGGGAACGTGGCTTTGAGCACGCTCTTGAGCAGGCGCAGATGATCGTCACCTTGGCTCTTAGGGTCAACCGATGTGGGGTTCGCCGGATCGAGTTGGTTGATGGTCGTTGCGACTTCGAGGGCCATGGTGTTGTCCTAGCGGGTGTAGCGCGGGCGAATCTGGAGACCACCACGCATGGGCAGTTGGCGGCGACGATCACGGCGTTGCACTGAATCCATCGCGCGCTGATACAGCGGAATGTTTTGCGCTTGCTCTTCCGCGTCTTTGGTCCAGATTGCAACCTGAATGTTCAAGGCGTAGAAGTAGAGGTCAGGCGCGTTGAGAATCAGCCAGTTCGTTGGGCTTACTGCGGTGATCGGCGACAGGTCAGCGATGTAATAGAGCGTGTAGGTGTACGGGCCAGCGGGGCCAGGTAGCAACGTGATGACGCTGTTTTCCACAACATAGGCACATGGCTGGCCGACGCCAGAAGGGCGATAGGCGGCGGGCGACACGTAATCGAGCGTGGTGTCGCTGCCGTACATGTTGACGCTCAAACGCTCGATCTGGCCAAGGCCTGCGGGATAGGCAATCGTGCTGCCCGTGGCGCCGGACGCCGTAGCCTCAAGCTGCAGCAATGGAAGCTCCCGAAACATTTCCATCTCTGCCAGTTGGACGAGGCGGTCCATCTGCCCGGTCAACTGCGCATCATTGCGGTGCGCGTTGTTCAGCGCGGCCGTGACGAGCGACGAGTAGTCGTTGATGATCACTTCAGCGCCCTATGGAACATCAAAAACTTTGGATTTTCCTTAAGCCAAATGCGGATCGCCTTCTTGCGCTCAGCGTTGTCTTTGATCATCGCGAACTGCGCGTAGTAGATCGATGGGATGTGCGCAATCATTCGACCGTTACCCCAATCCATCCCGTCAGTTGCCTGACGTGCCTCTTCGGCGTAGCGAAGGTGTGGCTCAGCGTCAAAGGTCTTTTGAACGATGAATTGATCGCCTTCAAAATGCAGGGTGGTCTTCACGCCGTCTTTGGAGACGCTATCGACAAAGGAGACGTTTTCCGAATAGCCCGACATCATTAATCCTTGTTAAAAAGACGAGGCACTAAGGCCCCGCCAAAATCCCAACCACGGAGAAACTTAGCCGCCCGAGAGGTCCGCAATCTTGGCCTGGGCCAGCTCGGAGGTAACGCGCACAGTGGCGTCAACCAAAACCTGCTCCTTCATGCTGTCGCCGGTCTTGCCGAGCTCGGTAGACTGGAACGAGCGGAGATAGGTCGTGTCGATGTACTCAGGGTTGAGCAGGAACACGTTGGTCGAGCCGGCCATCACGTAGTTCGGCACGATCTCCAGTTCGCCGAAGTCCGACATGTAGACATCAGCACCGCCCACGATGCGGCCCTGCTCCTTCTTGCCGACCTGGTAGCGGTTGACCGCGATACCGGCGAAGGTGGAGAAAACCGACTTGTGAGCAGGCGACAGAACAACCATCGGAGGCGTGATGCCCGAGGCGACGTAGGTTGCCTGGATGCCGGTCTTCAGCAGCGTTTCGGTGAAGGCGCGAGCAGTGCCAGCAGTCGGAGCGGTCGTCGGAGCGCCGGAGGTGTGAGCAGCGGTCGAACCACCAGCGCCATGCTGGGCGTTCGTGTAGATCAGCACACCCAGGCCGCCAGACTTGGCAGCGAGTGCACCGTTGCCAGCGACAGCGGCATTGCTCGAAACCGTCATGGCTTCGATGTCGCGTTGCAGTTCCTTGTAGGCCTTGGCCTTGAAGTACGCCGAAGCGGTCTTCATGCCGGCCTTCTTCACCTTGTTCGCACGGTCGGACGTGACGATGGTGTCTTGGAAGATCTGGCAGATGTTGGCGACACGCAGAGGCGGGGTCTTCGCGGTGCCAACAGCGTCATCGCCGTCGATGGCCGCGTTGTCCTTGTTCGGCGAACGCAGGTTGTCGCGTTGCCATTCGTGCAGCGTGTTGGTGGCCGTGGCCGTGCCCGCAGCGGAGACGACAGGCGTCTGCTCAGGGTTGGTCAGCGTGATTTTCTCGATCAGGTCTTCACGAACGTTCGTGGAGGCGGTGTAGCGCGAGTAGGTATTGGTAGGCTGTGCCATGATGGCTCCTTACGAATTTGCGATGAATGCGGCGAGGTCGCCCAACTTCGCCCGACCGCTACGGAAGCGGCCAGCAATGTCACGTTGGGCTTGCTCGGACTTGGGCACGCTCTGACGCTGTGGGGGAAGCTTGGGCGCTTCGGCCACCTTCTTCACCACAGACGCCTTCTTGGTCAAAAGCTCTTGGTACGCAGCTGCATCGCGCATGATCTTTACGATGGTCGGGTCGTAAAGCTGGCTCAGCCGCTCCGGCGTTTCGCCGTACTTGCTGATCATGGTGTCGAAGATGCCCTTCAGCTTGGGTTTGTCGATGCCCTCTTTCGAGAGCACGTCCCAGGCCTTGGTGCGTTGCGCGTTGACGGCTTCAGCCTGCTGGTTGGCAAGCGCGGCCTTTTGCTGCTGCGTCATCCCCTGCAACTGGTTCAACACTTGGTTGACGTGCGCTTGACGCTGTTGCTCCTGCACCCATGCGGCAGGGTCAGACTGCGCGAGTTGCGCCATCTGTTGGGGGCTCAGGATGCCCGCGATCTGCTGAATAGCCGCATGTGCGAGTTGCGCCTGTTCGGCAAGTTGCTCTTGGCCGCGTGCAAGCTTTGCGCTCACTGCCTCGGTAACTTCGCGCTCCTGATCGGCAAGGGCCATCGTCTTCCGGGTGTAATCCTGGTGACGCTGGTAACCTGCGATGAGTTCTTTCTGATCCACTTCGACCGTGGACTCAACCCCGTCTTCGCCTTTGACCGGGACTTTAAATTTGAGGTAGCTTGTCTGATCTTTGGCGGCTTCGGAGGCTTTCACCTCGTCATCAGGGCTTTCCTCTTCTTCGTCGGACTTGTCTTCCTCTTCGGAAGGGTCTTCGGAAACATCCGCTTCCTCTTCGCCGGCCACGGGAGCATCAGCCTCCGGGTTGTCGGCAAGGAATTGGATCAAATCATCACTGGCGTCTGGGGCCTGGTCGGCTTGTCCATTGCTCATGAAGTACTGCTTTCGTCTGAACCGGCCCCGATGTCGCTAGGGCTGATTTGGGGCGCTTCGCAGCGTGACCCGAATAGGCGAGCGACCGCCTAGAAACCTGCTCGGCGCAGAAGCTGCTTAGGCCTCGATTCACTGCGCACTCTGTCCACATCAATCTTGTGCTGGGCTAGCTTGCCGTTCTGCACAAACCCGCCCAAAATCGCTTCAAAATCATCTGCAAGCTTGGCCATCTGGAGCAACAGCCGCTGACCTTCGGCGTCACGGATAGGAGCGTTGCGCCATTTCTCAACGACAGCGGCTTTAAGCAGCGCCATGGCTTCTGAGTACGCAGGATTGCCAAGCACCTGCATGGCGTCGTTGCTCATGGTCGCGGTTTGCTGATCTGTCATCGCAAGTATTGTTACAAACTTTCGATAAAGTAACAAGGTGTAATGCAAAACGGGAGGAGTTGGCAGCAAAAAAACGCCTCAATGGGCGGTTGTGGTCGGTCCTCACCGGCAGGGGATTGGATCAGTGGACACGGAAGCCGCTCGACACCTCTGCCCAATCGGCGAAGGCGCGCAGCTTTTCGACCCAATCGCGGCGGGCCGGCGACTTGTAGAGACGGCTGGCGTTGTCACGCATGCGCTGTTGCTCGGCCTCGGGGATCTTCTCCCACTCGGCATACAGGCTGTCCTGATACGCAGCGACCCATCGAGCAAGAGCCGCCATCTGCTTCGCCTCTTCGGCAGAAATATGCGCGCCATCGATGTAGAGCAAGCCGCCTTCGCGCTCATCGAAACGAGTCGATACCTCGTCCTCTTCCGGCCAGCAGGCCTTCGCGGCCGACTCCAATAGTTCACGGTCTGTTTTCATGTCGGCTCTTCCAGGTAGGAGGGTTAGATTGCTTCGGCCGCCACGCGTGCGGCAGCGAGGACGCGCACCCACGAACCGAAATCGATGCCGTGGAAGCCTCGGTCAATTGCCCCGCGCTTGGCTTGCTCTTCCTCGCCGCGCGCCCAGCGCATCAGCGCGTGCTCGATGACGAATGCAGTTTCGACCGAATCGTCATAGCCGCACGCCTTCAGCTCGCGCATACCGGCTGCGACATCTATGCGGTCCACGTTGTGGCCTGGGATGAGGTTTCTTGTCATGGGCTTCTCAGACAGAGGGCGGGAATTTGCGAATCGGCGTGAGCCAAGCCTTGTCGAATGCCACCATCGCTTCGGCTGGTGTGTCACCGAAGCCCGCAACGCCGGCTTGCAAGTCCGCCCCGTAGAGCGAGCACCACTGGTCGCCGTCCATCTGGACGCTGGGGCGGAACACGGCGCATGGCCGTCGCTGCTCGATAGAGATTTCATCGGCGCAAGCTGTGACGTACTGGGCCACGGATGAAACCGTCTGCGAGATATCAAAGGCGTTGCGGGCGACATCAGCGACAGCTTGCCCTATGTCACCACCGCTGATCCGGCTTCGCACTGCGTCGTAGATTGGCTGGTAAGAATCACTCATTGAATTTCCTTATATGGTCGGGCAGAGGGTTAGATTGCAGGCGTGATGGCGTATTCACGGAAGTTCGAACTGCCGGTTTCGGTGTGCACAAGGTTGCCTTGACGGTCGGTTTTGAACATGCCCAGCGGCAGGAACGTTCGCGGGAACTCGTCGTGCCACTTACCGAACTTGGTTGGTTCGCCGTCACGATATTTTGTCGGCGCACACGCACTGCACAACTTCTTACCCTTGCGGTCCTCGCAGCCAGTCCAGTCGAAGAACGATTCGGCATAGCCGTTGCAGCCTTGGCAAGAAAGCGCTGTGTTTTCACAGCAACCGCAGTGCTGGCATTGGAAGAGGCTCATTTGGATATTCCCGGCAAGGGGGTGGGATTCAACCCGCGCGGCAGAGTTTTGGCCGCGTGGATCAGCGCCTTTGCCCTGTCTGTTGATTCCATGATGTGGCCGTCATCGTCGCTATTGATGATGGCCAGCCGCTCTGTCACATCCTCCAGCGATTCAAGCAGTTGCGCGTATGTAGGCACCACACTGAGCTTGGTCTTACGGAAAGGGGGTGGCGGCACCCGCGTGCCGGCTTCGCCCTGCTGCAGCTTGCCGCTCTCATCGAAGGACATGCCACGCGGGGCGATGGTCACGGCGGTGGGGATCGATGGCAAAGCCGCCAGATGGTCGGCATATTTGACGTACTGGCCATCATCTTCGACCTCAACATCGGCCTTGGCGCCGCGAAACTCGTATCGCTTGATTTCTGCAGTCATGGTGATCTTTCAGGCGGTTCGTCGGGCGAAGGTGGGAATCAGGCGGGCTCGGCCTGTTGCGCAAGGAAGGCTTGAGTAGCGCGGGCGTACTCGCGCATTTGATCGGCGGTGTAGAGCTGGGTGTGCTCATACACGCCAGGCTGCAGGGATTGAACGGGCAGTTTCTCAAATCTCGTCTTGCCGTCCAAAACGTTTCTGCTTGCCCAACCGGCAGGCTCAGGCAAGTCGAGCGATACCGCAGTGGGCTCCAGATACGGCGGCGTGTACCCAGCGGCCAGCAACAGGCCCTGCACCTGCACGGGGATGGCGCGGAATTGTGCCACGCAGTTTGGGCAGATGACGTGTTGAGCGTTGGGCTGGGCGATGGCTTGATCTGACATGGTGGCTCCTTTGGTTGATTTAATTGTCCGGCAATTAAATACCCTTAGCAAGCTTTATTTGTCCGGCAATTAATACCCTAGAATCGCGGCATGACCGAACCGACCGAGCCGCCTAAGCCTCGCCGTGGCCGCAAGCCTGGCGCTACTGGCAAAGCGCGCACCGGCTACATCGAGGGACGGGTCAGCGATGCGCAAGAAGAGACGTGGGTCGCCGCCGGTGGCATCAAGTGGCTGCGCGCCCTGCTCGATCAATACACGCCGGACGCGCTCAAGGCACTACTGAAACCCAAGCCCTGAACCGTCAAGGAATCCTTGACAGTTGCCCGGCTCTTCCGGCAAAGGGGGTGGGATCAGGCAAAAGAAAAGCCACCCGAAGGTGGCTCACTACCCTGTCCAGCGAAGGCTTTTGGTTCAGCTCGGGCGAGCGCGCACCTTTTCCACGACGATATACAAGGCCAGCGCAAGCACGACCGCTGCAAGTAACCAAGCCGCTGCATCGTTGCCCTCAGGGAATGGCATTTCAAGCAAGCTAGGACCCAGAATAACCGCCGCCAATGGCCGGCCCATGAAATAACCAGCGGCAACCAACACGGCAGCGAAGCGAAGAAAGCCGAAAAGATGACGCTGAATCATTTGCATGTTTCCTCCTGTAACAGGCGAAGTATGCACGAGACAGCGCCCGGTGGCCAATCCTCAGGCTGGAATCCGACCCAGCGCCGCGGCGATGTACCGCGCGATGTACTGGAAACCAGCATCCTGCAGATGGGTGTGCTTCGTGGTGTCCGCGTTGTTCGTGTTGTCGGACAGCGACCACATGCCGCCTACGCCGTTCGTGCCCCACAGCTCCGGCGTCTCGAAGTCGGTCAGCGACGCGGTGGGGATGTTGAAGGCGCTGGCGCCGGTCCGCACGTCGGCCACGGCATGCGCCCCCATCGCCTTGTAGTTGGCCTTCACATAGGCGTCGAATGCTCGCAGCTCGTTGTTCGCCTGCACGTTCGTCCGGCCGTATGGCTCGGCCCAGCGCGGCAAGGTGGTGACGATCAGATATTTCCACGGGTGCGTGGCCTGGCGCTCGGCGATCAGTGATGCCATCTGCGCGGCAGCCTGAAGACCCGTCCAGCCCGCGCCGTAGATGGAGTTGGTGGCCTCCCACAGCACCATGACGTTGGTCTTGCCTGATACCCATGCGCCATCGATGTCAGCGGTGGACGAGCTGGGCACATCACCACCGCCAGGGTTCGGCGCACCCAAGTTGACCTCGGACAGCCCGCGCATGTTGTTGATCGTCTGACCACCAACACCGAGATTCGGGCATGTGAATTGGCTGTTGATGGGGGCCAACAACCGCACCTCGGCATTAATGTAATGCGCCGAGCTAGAGGCATTGGCCCCGGCGACGATGGAATTCCCATCGAAAACCACGTTGGTCTTTGCCGCCGAGTATTTGAGCAGCGGTTTCCCGCCCATGTAGACAGACTTCAACATGATCAACTCACACCCGTGCCGCGCAAGTTCAGCATCGGGTTCAGGTTGGCCTGACTCATGCTGATACCGATGTAGTAGCGCGATGCTGGCACGCCGCTGAACGTGTGCACGTTGAGCCAGGTGGTGGGTGTGGCAGAGCGCGCGACCTCAATCAGGATGGTGCCCGCCGTCCTGTCGAAGCGAAGCCGAGCGATGTCGCCAATTTGGCCTGTCACAGAGTTTGTCGCAGCTCCCTCGACGCCAGCCGTGACCGCCCGATAGAAGCCAGTGCCCGGGTTCACCCCTCGCAAACCGTATGCCATGTTGGCGAAGGTGCCAGGAACTTGCGCAGTTTTGAGGCCCAGGAAATGCGCACCCACCGCAGCGCTGCCGTTCACATACGAAATGAAACCGTCTGCTGTGGAGGCAAAGCTCAGCGTGGAGATGCCGATACCGTTGAAGCCGGAACCGGATCCGTCGTGTGTGTAGTTCCAGCCTGCCGTGCCATCGCCCGATTCTGTGACGGCGGTGAGCGTGCCGATCCGCAGCGGCGTATTCACCGATCCGACGTTGTTTGTCACGGCGGTGGCGGCGATGGAAACCGTTTCGTTGCCGGCCGCGTCCTTCAGGTTGTTCGTGCCGGGCTTGGTGTAGGCCAGGGTCACGGCCTCGCCGAAGTTCACGCCACTGGCCAGCGTCAGGTTGAAGTGGGTGGAGTCCACCGTGGCGATGCTGTTGATTGCCCGCGCGGAGCCTGCGACGTTCGCGGTGAAGGCACTGGCGGCAGGCAGAGCACCGGACAGCGCTTCGCTCATGGTGACGTTGATCACGGTCGGCGAGGCATTGGCAACTATGAAGCTGGCGAAGGTCGGCGGCAGCACGTCCACAAAGTTTGCCGTGGCTAGGTCGGCCGATTGCGTCCAGGAGTAGAAAACCGTGCCAGACCGGCGGTAGATCGCCAAGGTGTTGATCACGCCGCTCACGTTCGCGGTGCCGACGTTGGAATAACCCGAACTAGTGGCGAGCTCGTGGAAGTCAGCGGAGAAGGTCGGCACATTCACGCCATCGGCGATCACGTCGAGCACCATGCTGTTGCCATCGACCGCGCCCGTGGCGTTGACCGAGAACGCCAACGCGCCGGTCATAAAGTACTTTCCCATGTCGCCCTGGGAGTAGGTGAAGGGAATTGCAGCGGCGAACGGAACCGACACACTGCCGCCATTCCCACCCCCTTCCACCGAGAATGCGGCTGCGGTATCAACACCAGTGAGGACGACAGGCACACCATCAGACTGGCGCACGAAACGCTGACCAGGCGGGCGAAAAGCGAGCACAGCGCCGGAGTCGTACGAGAACGCACCGATGGCCGAAGCCTTGATGCGGATCACCACCGCGTTTGTGTACGGCCCAAAGGTTTGATCTGCAGTCGAATTGGCGCTGCCCTGCACTGCCGGAAGGTTGGGCAAACCGCCTGCAACAGCCGTTGCGGTGTAAGTGCCACCGAGCCACGCGATCTTCAGCGACTGGCCGGCTTGCACCGTCACATCAACCGAGTTGCCATTCTGTACGATCTTGCTCATGCTTGACTTTCTGACAGCTTCACAGCGTCTGATGCCGATTCCTCGGCGTTGATGATGATGGGTTCTTCGAGAATTACGTCGCCCCACGGCCCGCGTAGCGCAATAGAAACCTGCTCCGGGGTATATGGATCTGGCACTTCAGCCAGCGCCAGCAGCGCTTCAAACATCGGCGCGATGACGGGGTTTGACTCAGCAATGGAGCGCATTTGCGAGCGCGTGCCAGCCATGCCGATATCGAACTTGCCCTGCTTGACCAGATCCATTGCCCAATGCGTGTTGCGGTCCGTCTCACCCATAGACACCAAGCCGTCGAGGAAAGCACCACCATTCGGCCCGAGCGTTGCAAGGATGGTCCCGACCCCAATCTCGGTAGGCACGATGCGCACCCGTCCGACGCTCAGAATGTCGGCGACGGCCTGATCGTCGCCAGTCTCGACAAACGAGTCGCAGGCCGGCGTGGACAGGATCAGGCTCTGCAAGACGCGGCGATGGTTCATTCAGCCGCTCCTGCTGGCTCTGGCGCGTTCTCAGCCGCTTGCGCTGACCGCTCGGCATTGCGCTCTGAGGTTTGCGCCGAAAGCGCAGCCGTATCACGAGCGGTGTTGTTTCGCATCTCTTCGATGATGATCTTGGTCCGGTTGTCCTGGTCCGTCTTGTAATAGTCGAACTTCAGCTTTTCCTGCTCCAGCTTCGCATCAAACTGCGCTTGCATTGCAGCCCGGTCGGCGTCTCGCGCATCGTTGGATGCTTGCAATTCGAGCTGGCCGCGCGTCTCTTGCAGCTTGGCCTGCGCCTTCATCTGCTCCATTTCCATCGAGAGCTTCGTCTCGGCCTGCATCTTCTGCGCCTCGCCCTGCAGCTTCATCTGCGCGATCTGCAGCTGCGGGTCAGGAGGTGGCTGTTGTGGCGGGATGGGCTGCTCACCCGGGTCGGTCCAGAACTCGCCAACGTTCTTGTAGCCCGCTGCCTCGGCCATCTTGGAGTGCACGTTGTAGATTTGCTTCGGCTTGAGCAGCATCGGACCCAGAGGTGTAGCCATCATGGCCATCTGAGCCTGCGACATGCCCTGCAGCATCGCCATTTGTTGGTTCCGATCACCAGTGCCCAGGCCGACATTGATCGTCATGTCGTAGCTGTCGCGCCACTCGTTGGGGTCGTACTCCACGAACTTATCGAGCAGGCGGAAGGCAATCTTCTCCATCTCGCCATCGGTGAACAGCTTGAGCAAGCCCTGAAACATCGGCTTCATGCCGGTTTCAGCGAAGACGCGTGCGATCAGTTCAACACGGGCTTGTGCGGCGTTGGCCGTCTGCTGCACTTCAACCGCCGTCTTGTCGTTGCGCAGGACGTTTGCGTCAAGGCCCTGCTGTGCGCGCGAGACACCGGTGCGCCGCTCGCCCATGCTGTCCACGTACTCCAGCAGCGGCAGGGTCTGGCCGCCGACAAACGGCACGACCTCGGAGCGGATTGAATCGAGGGAACGGGCGCGGATGATGCCGCCAGCGCGGGAGTCCAACAAGTCATCGATATTGACCATCGGCGAGCCTGACGCATCCGTCTGCACCACCGTACGCGCGTTGTTCGCCAGGTACGCCGAATCCATCATCTGGCGCGTAAGCTCGGTCTTCAAGCGTTGCAGATCGCTCATCGTCTCGGCAACCGACATTCCATCGAAGCGGTGCGGGTTCAGGATCGGCGAGAACATCGCCACAGGAACATGCGAGCACTCTTCCTGACTCAGGATCTTGTCCTTCAGCCGGTAGATTTCCAGGCGCTCAGCAACGCCATCGCCATCGGCATCGACCAGCACCCATTCGCGGTACAAGATGCCCTGCGTCTGTGATTCGTCATCGGTCGACGTGCTGATGCTCTCGCCGATGTAGCCCGTTTCCGCCGTGTTGGAGCGGTTCTGGCGATAAGCCGCGTCAGGGCTCAGGTTCGTCTCGTCGCTGGCGGTCAGGTCGTCGGCTTCAACATCATCGAAGCCCATTTCGTGCAGCTCAGACAGCGTGACGGGCATCACCTGGCCGACATACGGGCATTCCGCAAGCAATGGGCTAACCCAATCGCGCTTCACAAGCAGGCGCTCGGGCTGGATGCACTCGACCTTGATGGTCTTGCGCTCTTCCATCTTGAACAGGCGAGCATTGATCAGCGACGGCCCCATCATGGGCTGACCCGTCATTGGGTCGATTGCTGGCTGACCATCAGGCCCTGCCATCGGCTGCGGAGGAAGCTGCTCCGTCGCCTCGATGTCCCAGCCCTCGGTGACGATCAGCATGGCAAGCGACATCTCATCGACGCCACGCACATTCTTCACCGTCTTGGTGCGCTTGGTCTCCTTGCGCCAGGTGACAACGCCATTCTTGACGAGCAGAGCGTCCTTGAACGCCGTGTACAGCACCAGGAAGCCAGGATTCTGCTTGTAGAAAACGTAGTTGCAGACCGATGTAGCCTGCTCAGCGCCGTCAACGTCTTCGGCCTTGGTCGGCTCGAAGCACACAGCCTTGTCGGTGCTGGAGAAGATCTTCAGGAGCGACGGGAGAATCCACTCAACCGTGTCCTGCACTTCGCTGGTGACGATCTCGGAATGGCCTTCTTCCTCGTTGCCGTAGGGCTCGCGGTAGTACTCCCGCATAGCTTTCTCGCGCTCGGTGCCGAGCTGGCCCCAGGTGTAGGCCGATGCGTCCTCTTCGTGACGCTGGACGATGGAGAGAATCTCGTCGTCCTTCATTTTGGTCTTTTTGCTCATCCCGACTGCTTCACAGCGTCTTGGTTCATCGCACTACGCCTTTTTTCGCTTGGGCTTGGCGGGGGCCGGATCAGGTGGCGGCGGTTCTGGCGCGAAGTACTCGGCGACAACATCAGCCCGGGCTTTCTCCAGTCCAGCCCATGAAGTTGGCGACGGCTCAACCTCGATCTCCACCATCTCAGCCTTCACCTCGTCAACCGGTGACGCGTCCTCAACCTTGTCAAGATGGACGTCTGCCGGCTCGGGCATCAGGTGATCCGCAAGAGCTTCGGCAAAGTTCGGCCGGCCTTGCGCGATCATGCGGATCGTGTGAATCAGTTCATCTTTTGTCATGCGATTCGCCTTGTCTTGTACACGATGGGTTTCGCTGCTTCGGCGTTGCCCATCTCATCTACAGCCATCGCGGCATATCGAAACATGTCCGCACCGTGTGAATACTGGTCGTGCATCGGCTCACCCGGCTCGTTCGTCCGCTGATTGATGAGTCGCTGGTAACGTTTCAGGCATTCTAATAGTCTTTGTAACTTTTCGTAATCAAAATAAACACGCGGAAACATCAATCTAGCGGCTTTTATGCCCTCTTCGACGCTGACACGAGGCAAAACCTTCACATTCCGGCCCATCGCTTTCAGGGATTCTTCGGTGCTTTTGCCCGTCTTGAAGTCCTTGGCCGCCCCGTCGTGAGGAATGAAATCGATGCCCCATCGCCACTTGCGTTTCTCGATCTCCGTCACGTAGTGATCAAGTGTGCGGTAGCTGTCCTCGATGTAATCAAGACACCGTACTTCCGCGCCAGAACGCTGGAAGAAGCCGATGGCCATGGAGTCGGCCCAGCCCAAGTCCCACACGGTGTGAACGCTCAGAAGCGGGTCATACGGCACCAGACGAACACGGTTTTCCTCGTACAGCTTGGCGATCTCGTTGCGGTAGATGGCGCCGGCTGCAACACGCTTGGGCACACCCTCCCAAATGTTGTCGTAGCTCTCAGGATCGCGGCGCAACGTGTCCTGGCGCTCCTTCTCCAGCACCACAGGGAAGAAAGGGTTGTCCTTCCAGTTCATCTGCACGACAAAGGCGTCATCACTCTCCTGCGGCCGGTTGGCGACGAAGCGAACATACGTCTCATCGGTGTCCATGTCAGGATTGAGCGTGACCCACACTTCGGAGCCATCTTTGCGAATGGTCGGCGTGAGCACATCCCAGGACCGCTTTGTGACAACCTGCGCTTCCTCGATCCACACCCGGTCAACGCCCTCGAAGGACTTGATCGATTCCACGGTGTGCTGTGCCAAACCAGCGAACAGGAACAAACTGCCGTTGGCGTGGCGAATCTCGTTCTCCAGCACCTCGAAGCTCGCTCCCATGCCCAGGGCCTGGATCTGATCGCTCAGCAGCCGGTGCACCGAATCCTTAATTGACTTCTGCACCTCACGAGTGCAGAGAATGCGCAATGGACGCTGCGAAGCCTGGATCAGCAAAGCCTGAGCGAACGCCCACGACTTGCCACTACCCCGGCCGCCGTGCGCCACCTTGTAGCGCTTGGGCAGGAACAGACAAGACAGCTTTGCCGGAAATTGGATCTTCAAGGCTCGGCTTTCGTGGGTGGGCTGACGAATTCAACCGTGAGGCTTTGTTGGATCGGCCCGCCATTCAAGCCCGTCAACTCGTTCTGCACTTTGTCGCCGTATCGACGCGGATTGACGGCCTTAGCGCGCCACCGCAAATGCGTGGCCAACTCCTTCGCTTTGGACAACTCAAACATGTCCGAAGCGCTTTCGATCTCTTCCTGCGCACGTTCTTCATGAGCCTGGCCGGAAATCTCTCTCGCGCGCGCGCACGCCTGAGAGCGTTCAGGGTTGGACTCAATCCAAGAGCAGAGCACGCCCAGACTCACGCCGATCTCAGCGCAAATCGCCCGGTATGTCGTGCCCATAGCAATCAGATCGGCGATGTAGATCTCGCCTACTGCGTCTAGCTTGTTCTGCGCGACTGGCGCTGGTCCTGTCTTTGCCATCTCACCCTCCCCTCTTGATTGGCTGGTCTTCCAGCAGAACTAGCATTTCCTCGCGCAAGCCTTTCAATTCGGCGCGCAAGGCGTTGATTGCTTCCCAGATCGCTATATCGGGCGAACGTGTGATGCCCTCCAACGTGGGGAACGCGAATGGGACCGTGTTGGTTGATGGAAGGTTCATAGTCATCCTCTGTTCATGCCGATTGGGGGCGGGTTGGTACTGGAAATTGAATGGCGATCTCGAACGGCATCTGCTTCCCGAGGCCAACGAATGGGCCGTATAGCTCCATCAGGCTCCACAGTTGCCATTTGGATAGACCCTCTGCATCCTCGATGGGGGCGCGATACTCGATTGGGACTGTCACCCGGCTCGTCCAATCGTCAAAATCCTCGCGGTGGATCTTCCGGCCCAAGTCATTCAGTCGGACCTGAACGTAATCGTTTAGATTGAAGTCGATATGCGCGGTCATTTCTCTTCCTTCACGTTTGATCGATGGCGGCACCCTAAGCACCCTGCGTCAGCCTGGCCGAGCGAGCTGCGGGTGTATTCGCAGCGGCGCGACATGACGAACGGAACAAAAATCGCATTAATCATGGGCATCAGGGCGATCTCTGGTCGAGGGCGAAAGTGGGTGCTGTCGCTCATCTCTATGGACTTGACGAATTCGCGGCGGTTGTGGCACCCATTCATGCCATTGCTCCCCATGCTTTTTGCAGTGCACAAGGCTTGGCTTTGTAGACGGGCGCTACTGGTTCACGCTTGGGCCGCTTCTCTTGCCGGTCTGGCTCCGGGCAGTGCGCAGGCACAGCGACAACGCGCCAGACGGCGGCCCAGCGGCGTGGCCCTTTCGCCCATCGATCAATGTAGGCATCTGGCATGGTGCGCAGAGAAGCGTTGAGCTGCTTGCGGTCGATCCCCGTCTGCTCGGACAGCATCTGCACTGTTGCGCCGTCAGTCAGTGAGCGCAGGGCCTCTCTGAGCCTGATGTGGTTTGACTTCCTCATGCAAGCCCCCTTGCCAGATTCCACTTGTAGAACGGGCCAACGATTTTCTTCAGGAAGACGCTCTTGGCCGGCTCGGAGTCCAGCTGCCGGCGCGAGTCAATGTCGCACTCGCTCAGGATCAGCGCCTTGGCTTCGGCCTCATCGCGGACGCGGCAGCCGCCATTGGTCAGGAACTTCCAGAACTCGGGGCTCTGACACCACAGGATGGCCTTCATCTCTAGATCGCCCTGCTCCCGGCGCGGCTTCGGTTCGGCCATGGGATTTCCCATATCCGCTTTGGGGATGGCGTACCCCGGCGTGAGGGCGGCAATCGCCATCGGCGCACCTGGGCGGCCGAACAGCGCGAATGCGGCCTGAGCGTCGTTTGGCTCGACCTCGCACTCGATCCGAAGCGATCCATCCGCCATGGTGCGGACTCGCATTGCTGCGGCAGCTATAGCGCTCATGCCAGCCTCCCAGCCACCAGTTGCGCATACCCGGCAATGTCCACCCAGTTGTCGGCATAGTGCGGGTCACCGTTCAGGACGCGCGCCACCTTGTGCTGAATCATCTCCAGCGCTTCCATCTGGTCGGCGTCGAGCTTTTGCCAGCTTGGGGCAGCACGCATTACGTCCTTCAGGTCTTGCGATATGGCGGCATGGCCGACGAACTGGCCGTAGCGCTTGCCGCGTTCTTCCAAAACTGATTCGATAGTCATGTGTCCCATCCTTGTTGCTGGCCGAAGTCTGAAATTTCCTGAAGGGAACGGTCTTGCAGGCGCTTTTTCATCCGGCGCACCCTCTTGGCGAACACGGCACGCAAACGCTCCAGATACTCGCGGCTGTACTTTGTGACCTTGTTCTGCGCCCGCAGCCAGTCCAGCTTTTCCTGACCGATGCGGCGGATGATCTCGGGCTCGTACTGGTCGATCCGGCCGCTGTAGAGCTTGTTGCAGATCCAGCAAGCGGAGTGAATATTCCAGAGGTTGAACCGGACGGCGGTAGCAGCGCCGACACTGCGGAAGTGCGATGCGTGCCACTGGCCGTCCCAACTGGCGGGCTTATCGCAACTGACGCAACCTAGGCCCTTGCACCTGTCGCGCAGCCTCACATACTCGTTCACCACCTTCTCGGCGCGCTTCTCGAATACGCTGATCTTTTCGATAGCCTGCAGCTTCTCTTTAACCGCACGGCGCTCCGCCATCTCCCGCTTACGCTGGCTGCGTGCGACATGCGCCTCGGCAAACTTCTGCTGGCACTCGCCCGGATGGACGGGCAGCATGGAGTTGAACGGTGTGCACGGCAGGTGGCAGACGCGGCACGCCTTCTCTTTGGGTGGCTTGGTGCTGATCATGCGGCTACCCTTTCGCAGCGGCGGGCGACTTCTACCAACCATTCAGCCAGGGCAGCCGGCGTATGCTCGCGCTCTGCATGGGTAACCCATGGCTTCAGATTCGTATCGCCGCGATACCACCGGCGCGAGCTGCTGATAACGTGCGAAGCCTCACCTAGCGTCATCGGGTAATCCGGCAGGTCGTGGTGCGTGACGCCGACGATGTAGAGAAGCGTTTTCTTTTCGGCCCGATGCCCCCACCAGTTCTGGCAGATCGGCATCGTCCATCCGCCGTACTCGTCCACCTGGCCCACGGGTGGCAGCTGCTGGTCTGCCCACAGCTTCGACTTTGCCGGGTGCTCCAGCACGCCGCCGAACTGGCGCAGCATCTTCACCGACCACCTGGCCAAGTCCTTCTCATCGGGCCGCGGCTTTGCCATATGCGACAGCTGACCCCATGCGCGACAAGGCGGGTGATAGACCGCAGGAGCACCACCAGGCCAGGTGCGCGCATCGCGGGCCATGTCGTACACATCCGTGTCTGGCAGCGTCTTGTAGTAGCTGTCAGCGCGGGCGAACAGAATTGCGACAGTCATTCCATCACCTCGAACGCGGCGGCGCTGCGCCTTCTGATTTCGCCGACGACATCGCGTCCTTCAAGGCTTGCGGTCTGAGCCATGCCACGCGTGCAGCTTCCGCACCGGCCGGCGCTGGTTCGTGCTTCGGGCAGACGTTGCGCGGCGACAGGAAGACATACGCCGGCCCTTTGAGGCACAGCGCGAAACCCTGCTTCGCCATCGCTCCCGATTTCTTCAAGTTCCACTGACTGCAGTTCACACATTTTTTGCTTTCCATCTAGATCCCTAAGAGGGTTCATAAACATCCAAATACCGTTAACTCCCTATGCAATCCCTTGAGCGGACAGACCTAGCCTTCCTTAGCTAGGCCTTCACATGTCTCGACAATCCCCGTCGCGTTACATGACCCGGTAGCCTTTTCGTTCACAGGTGCTGCCTTCGCCGCCTGCCGGGGTGTTTCAGAACTTCCTCACAGTTCCCCGCTCTTCCCTTGCTGCTGCCGTTATTGCTATTCCGACCGGCAAGGTGCTTTGTTGCCCCGTGGTTAACTCATGGGGGCGCGCACCTTACCCAGGCTCTGCGCGGCGGCGAACGTGCCCACGCGCTGTGCAAAATCGTTGAAGTCTTCGCCGACGCTAGGGCTCATCCAGTAGGGCCAGCCGATCTGCTTGGCGACACGCTCACCGGTGCCGCTGGCGTCGTTGTCGGCCAGGATCACGCCGCCCTGCAAAGCGCTGGCGACCTTGACCATGTTCCCGGCGCTGAAGCACACATGCAGCGTGAACTTGCGCTTGAGGTTTCCAAGGGCCTGGCGGGCGCTCAGTGCGGTCGCGTAGCCTTCGGTGAGGTAATGTGGGCCGCTGCCGCCCAGCACGAACTGAGCGTGTCCTGAGCGTTGGCCATAGAGAAATTTCTTGTCGCCGGATTCGCTGATCTGCTGCACACCGACGACATCGCGGCCGATCCGCATAGGGATGAGGCACAGCGGGCCGTTGTCGGTGTCCAGCACATTCGCCACTTCATCGGGGAAGCCCTTGGCAGCGAGATAAGCGTGCGTGGTAACGCGGCACTGGCGGAGCATGTGACCGGCTTTGTCCGCTGCCTGGGCATTCATGCGGATCGTTTCGCGTGACGCTTCCAAAGCGATCCGGCTGACTTCCTGCCGGGCGATCTTGGTCATGCCGGTGTCCTGCCAGAGCGACACCTCGACGGCGGTCGCGTGGTTCTGAACGAAACCATGCGTGCCCATGTACTTGACGGCGCCATTGCGGTGCATCGGCTTGTCTACGGTCTTGTAGCGCTTCCACACGCCAACGGGTGGAAGCGTGTCGATGATCACATCGTGCAAGCGGCAGAAGTCGATGAACGTGGTCATGCTGGCACTCCCGCGGAGACTGGTACCGATTGGCGCGACTTGGCCCAAGCAATGGCGCGCGAGGTGATCCACTTCGAGACTTCACGGTTTGGCGGCTTCATGGCATCGGACATGCCGCGCGGCCACACGCCAAACTTCTCCTTGTATTTGTTGTCAGCCCAGCCCGGCTTGTATGCCCGGCTCTCGGCGTAGTAGCGCAGCTGGGAGTACCAGTCTTGCTTAAGCTCTTTGGCAGCACCGGCGCCCTTGAGTTCTTCCATCTCACCTGGCACGGCGGATACAGCGTTACGGCGCTCACGGACGTGGCCGCAGGATGGGCACATGTCGGCGTTGCCCGGCCACAGACGCAAGCATTTCGGGCACTTCGATGCCTCTTTCTCGTTCTGCGTCGGCTCTTTCTTCGCCTTTTCCTTGCCGTCATCAAGTGCGGACACGCCGTTGTCGAAAACGTCATCCCACTCTTCACGGAAGCGAAGGTAGTTGCCTGAATGGTCCAGCCACAGCGCAAATTCCTTGCCAGGATGCGAGCGCATGACGCGGCCCATCTGCTGGATGTGCGAGCTGAGCGACTTGCTGAAGGGACGGGCCGACACGCCAATCTCGACATCGGACACATCGAAACCCTTGGTCAGGATGTCGGTTGCGATCAGGCCGTGAATCGAGGAATCAGGCTTGGCAAACTCTTTCACCGCGTCCTGCTTGTACTGGTCATCATCCTTGTACGACAGGCTCACGAAGTTGTAGCCTGCCTCGGCGAACTTGACGGCCAGATCAGCGCCGTGGGCGACACCGGCGCAAAAGACAACCGTCTTGCGCGGGCCACCAAAGACCTCGTGCGTTTTCTTGACCCACTCGGTCACGATGTCGCCGGTGATCTTCAGGCCGCGCTCGGTCACCTCATCCTGCGCCCACTCCCCGGCCACCTTCTTTGCGCCGGTCATGTCGATCTCCTTGGCGACATAGACGCGCAGAGGAACAAGGCGCTTCTTCTCCACCAGTTGCCCGGTGGTCACGCTGGAAATGACCTTGGTGTAAATCTTGCCGAGGCCCTTGGTGAACGGCGTGGCGGTTAGGCCGACGACCTTGACGCCAGGGTTGTTCTTGATGAATTCAATCGTGGCCTTGCGCGTCTGGTGTGCCTCGTCCACGATCAACACCTTCAAGCCCGGGAAGCTGCCGCGCTTTTCCAGGGTCTGCGCGCTGCAGATCTGAATGTGCTCGTAAGGGCGGAAGCGCCAGTGGCCCGACTGCATGACGCCGTGGTCAATGTTGTACTTCTGCAGACGCGCGCTGGTCTGGTCGCACAACACCACGCGGTCCAGCAACATGGCGGCACGGTTGCCGCGCTCGGCGCATGCCTGCAGCAATGCGATTGCCATCTCGGTCTTGCCTGCGCCGGTAGGTGCAACAAGAATCTGCGAGCGGTGGCCTTCGAGAAAGCCATCACGCAGCAAGTCGAGAATGCCCGATTGAAAGTCGTACAACTGAAGTTCTTGCATGGTCAGGCCCGTGCTTTCTTGAGTTCCTTGGCGTTCAAGGAGACTTGCTTCATAAGTTCGGCGTTGGTGCGCTGCAGGCTGTCGCGGCTGATACGCATGGCATCAAGCTCAGCGTTGAGCGTCTTGATCTCGGCACGGAGATCAGCGATGGTGTTGGCAGCCTCGGCCTTCTCTTCGGGGGTGGCATCCATGTTCTCGATGGCCAACTTGGTGCGGGCCTCGTCGAGTTCGGTGGACAGCGTGTGAATCGCCTCGTTGGCCTCGGCCAGCTCGTGTGAATCGTTCGCGGCGGGAGCGGTGAAGTTGCTCTTCGGAGGCTTCACGGTTTCAGCCGCCTTCTTTACGGACATCGCGCCAGACTTGACCGCGGCCTTAACTTCCGGCGTGGCCTTGGCCTCTACCTCCTTCGCCCGCTCAATAGTTCTGGCACCGACGCCAGCAATCTCCGCAAGCTGCTTGGTCGACTTTGGGTCCGCCCCGGGGGCGGACCCTCCGTGTTGATTTGCCCCAAGCGGGCGCCATTGGTACACGGCCACGACGGCAGCCGCGATTTGCCCCTGCGTGATGTGACGGCGCGCCTTGTTTTGCGCGATAACGAAGTCTTGCGGGTCATGTCCATCGAGATCTACCGACGGGCAGTCCATGCCAAGCTCATTTGCCGCGCTGTAGCGGTTCCACCCATCCAGCACCATGCCCTCGAACGTGGTGATTGGATTCAGGACGCCGGCATTCGAAATGCTGTCCTTAAGCGACTGGTACTCGTCGGCCGACATGGCCGGGAATGCTGCGGAGAGTGGATGCTGCTTCATTTCCAGTTCTTTCCTTCAAAGGACGTCACCCACTTCGCGCTGGACCACGACCGGTGCACGCAGAGCGCACGGACGAACGACACGATGTAGGCGGTGCGGTTCATGCGATTGCTCGGGTGGCGGTAATTTCTTCCAGCACGGTCAACTTGGAGCGAGCAGCCAGCCACTGGCTAACCAGCGTGTTGCCGACAACCGACTCGAAACGAGCGATGGCATCGGCGGGCAGGTCACGGCGGCTCGGCTTGTCGTCCTCGTGCAGGTAGTCGGTGACGTGCTGGGCATAGAGGCCAGCCTCAGCAGACAACTGCTGCCGCGTCATGTAGTGAACGCGCTTCAACTTCCACGACAGGCGCACGGCCTGGCGGTAGGTCTTCGCGCTGTTGATCCAGTGGTGCGGGGCAACGCTTGGCGCGTCGATCCGTCCCATCAGTGGGAACTCAAGTTGGTCCATTGGGGTGCCTCCCGATAGAGAAATACAAACGTCTAACCAGTTGCCTAACCGGTTGGCTTGGCGCAAAAAATAAGGGCCATGACGACGCTCAAAATCAAACCCTTTTTGATGTGCCCTGCCCACGCGGCAAGCACCCTGGGAGGCACCCCGCAGGCGCAGAGCCTTACGGGAGGACACATCAAGAATGGTTCGGGTTGGGTGACTGCCCACGCAGCCGCGCTGGATGGTCTGCATGGCTTACTTGCCAAAGATCGCGGCAATGAGCGCGATGGACGAGATGAGCAGGGAAACGATGACAAACCAGAGGTCGACGTTCGACATGGCTCAGGCTTCCTGCGCATCGAGGCCGAGAAGCCGCTCGCGGCAACCGGGTTCGGCTTTGAGCTCGCCCGCGGTGAGGCGCTCAATTTGAAGTTGACGCTTGTCAGGCGGAAAGTCAGACCAGCCAGCTACGGACGCCTGGGTGATCCCCAGTGCCTCAGCTGCCTTCTGTTGGGTCTGGTAATGCTTGATGACAGATTCGGTACGCATGCCCCATTTTATAGGCAAGCCAATATATGTCGCAAGTCTTAATTCATAGGTGCGCCAATAATATTTGGCTATCGACTCGGCAGAATCCGATGATGGAAACCATCGGGTCACGAATCAAGGGGCTGCGTAAGTCCAAACACCTGACCCAGGGTGAGTTGGCTAAGCGAATAGGCATCAAGCAGCCAAGCCTGTCTCTCATCGAATCGGGCGGCACCGTCACGATTGCCGGCACCACACTTGCTGCGCTGTGCAGTGAGTTGACGACGACCCCGAGTTTCATCATGCTCGGCGTTGAGGATGGCGACGCGCATGAAACCGCCATGCAAGAGGCTGAACTTATTGCCATCTTTCGTGCGTTACCGCGCCAGGCCCAGGATGCACTGATCCACTCAGCCCGCACGGTTAAGGAGGCGTTGTCCACTTCCAGCGCCTGGGTCAAGCCGGTGAAGAATGCGCCACCCGTCGAATTAGGCGGGTCGGCACAGAAACCTGCTCGCCGCACCGGGGGGCACTGACATGCCGCTGAAACTCATACGGGACACCGTGAGCCGGGACGTCATAGAGGCACTTAGGACACTGCTGGATGGCGCAGAACGTGGCGAAGTGACGGGCTTGGCTTATGCGGCCACCCTCAGGCGCCACAGGTACATTACGAACGTCGCAGGTATCTGCTTCAAAAATCCGACGCTGGCCCGGGGCATGGTCGGATCTTTGACCGACGAGATCGCCACCATCATTCACCAACGCGACCCCGAGGAAACACGCTGATGCCTTTGATCCATTGTCCCGACTGCAATACCGAAGTGAGTGACCGCGCTCCGGCGTGTGTAAAGTGCGGCGCACCGCTTCATGCAGCCGCGGCGATCCCACCTGTGACTGTACGGCTGGAGCCCAAACCAAAAAAGGTCAAGTGGTGGCTGTGGGTGCCGCTGGGAATCTTTGCTGCAGTGTTAGCTTTTGGATTTTCCATTCCAGAGTACAAATCACAGGCGATGGCTGAGCGGCGGGCATGCGAGGAATTTGTGAAGAGAGGCATGGCGTCGCAGTATCAATGTGATAGCAACTACTCGCAGGCAATCGCACGGGGGGCAAAGTGACTTCGGAAATCCAGGAGGGGAAGACTCTTATTGAGTGGATGAACGAAGACCGTCCGGCTGTGGAACCGGTAGAACGAACTTGCAGGTACGGGCACGGTCGCTTGCGTAACCTACCGGGCCTCTGGGCTATGAATGGCTTTGACGTCCCTGGAGAAGTCGACGTCGGTGTAGCTGGGATGAATGCATCCGACCTGGTTTACACGGCTCGCATCTACTCGTGTGGCCGATGCGGGTACGTTGAGCTGTCGGAGGTCTAAATGGTTGTGAGACTAGCATCCGACAATGGAAAAAATACATCAGGCGACGAGCCGCCGCATAATGGCGACATGGAAGCTCGCGTCGTCAAACTTGAAGCCTTGGTAGGAAATACCACTGAACGCCTCACCTCAATTGATCTGCGGCTGACGCGCATCGAGGGCAAGCAAGAAGAGTTCACCAAGCATTACGCAACCAAAGCCGACTTAACTGAGGCCAAGAACAGCATCATCATGTGGGTCGTAAGCGCGGTATTGCTTGCGCAATTGCTCCCAGCAATTTTGAAAAAGTTCGGCATGTAGCCGTCCTAGCACCTATCACCCGGCCCGCCTTGAGCGGGCTTTTTTACGACCGTACCCAGGCTTGAACCAACCCTCGAAAACCCTCCATCAACTTATGGAGACGGGTGCACTGCTCCCCCTCTTCGGTGTCCAACAGCGCCGTTGGTATGGTCCGGAATCCGAACAGCATGTAGTCGGCGGACATTCCGTAGAGAACGACCAGGCTCGCTAGCTGCGTGGCTGTCGGCATCCCCTTCCCAGCCTCCCACGCGGCCACCGCTTGGCGACTGTTGAGTCCCAGGGCCTCGGCAACCTCTTGCTGTGAGTATCGAGATTCATTTCTTGAGTGCTGGAATCTCTTTCCGATTCCTGTTCGTGTCATGGGCATGTCGCAATGGTGACTAACTATTTGTTGAGTTAGCGCGGCTGCAGTCGCGTGATCCGTCCAAGTGCCGGTTTTTTCACACAAGACCCCGAAAAAGAGCAAACCACATTTGCGAAATAGTGTGATTTCAACCACACGACGTACCTCATTTGGGGGTTGCACTGTCGCCCAAAGCCGCCAGAGGCGTCACAAACAACCCTTCCGATAGAACGGGCCTATCGGCACACCAATATCCATCGAAACATATTGATGCTTTCATATAGGCAGGCCTATTGACCACTTGTATAGGCTCGCCTATGATTCATCCCAAGGCGCAAACGAAGCCTACCAACCTAAAGGATGAACATGAGAAGCATCGCACTGAGAGCTGCCCTGATTGCCGGAGTGATGGGCATGGCCTCCACGTCGCTAACCGCAAGTGGCGTAGCCGAATCCGTCGTATCGAGCCGTTCGCTGCTGACGGGCCTGGGCGGTCGCCCTTCCAGCTCGCCGAACAAGCGCGCACCGGGCGCAGGCATGGCCTTCATCCGCAAGGCTCGCAAGCTGCGCAACAAGCGTCGGTCCTAACCCCCTCTATCGCAAACGAAGAGCCTAACCAATACAAAGGATTGATATGGCAACCAAGCGCACAAATTACCTCAAGTTCAAGGCCATTGGCAAGGATGGCAACTCCATCGAAATGGAGGGCAACCTGAACTGCGTGGCGTACGTCTTCTATTCGATGACTGCGGCTCAGCGAAAAGCAACCATCGCTGAAGTCGCGCGCATCGATGCCAAGCTTTCGGCGGATGAACCTGCGGTGGAGGCAGCATGAGCACGCCAACCGCTGCGCATGGAGCACTGCCCGAGGCGGGAGAGCGGGAAGCATTTGAAGCGACCATCGGCAAGGGCCGGGCGCTAATCTTGGATGCGCAAGGAGACTATGCAAGTCCCTGGGTGCAAAACGATTGGGAGATATGGCAGGCCCGCGCTGCTCTCCCCCCCGCATCGCCAGCACCTGCGGACCCTTTGGCCCTAGCGATTTTGGCCGGCATGACCTACGCCGAGTTACGCGAGAAAGCCCTTTACCTGATGGACCTCAACGCCAATCAAGCGCGAACCATTGACGCATTGCAGCTTGCCGCCACCCCCGCGCAACAGACGCAGAGTGACGCTGTAGCAGGGGCGGTGGACTTCGAACGTGCTGCTTGGATGCTGGACTGCTATGTCGAACACATCCGAAAGAATGTGTTGTCAGCCGACATCGAGATGCACCCGTATCTGCCGGAAATGGAGGGCATGGCGGAAGACCTGCGAGCTGCCGCCACACCGCCCCAACAGGCCACGCCATCAGACCCCTGGCGCGAAGCCGTTCTCGATGCGCTGGCGAATTCCGGCCTGGACGCTCCAATAGGTGAGGCGCCAGCCGCGATCCTGAAGCGCGTGATTGATTGCGCCCTGACATTTAACGCGGACATGGAAGCTGCTTTGGCACCGGCTGCATCCATCAAGCCAGATGTGCAGGGGGAGGCGTCATGAACGCGCGCCAAGAGGACCTTTATCCGCTGCTGACTCTGTATCCCACGTTCGACAAGCTCACCGCAGCGTGCGCCTGGATCGTAGTGGAGGGGATCACTTCTGGTCAGCCGCTCAAGTCAGCCATGTTTCAGGCATGCGACATGACGATTCGCTGGGGCTTGGAAGTGAAAGCTCGGAATGGCGCTTCCGCCTCCAAGGCAAAGCGCAAGTCTCGCGCAGCACTCAAGGAAGCACCAGGGGGTGGGCAATGAACGCCTACTGGCCCGTCATGACCACAGCCGAAGCAGAAGCACTGCGCCGGCTCGTCGAGCAACAACTTCACCAACCGTTTGGAGAGCCAACATGAGCAAATTCCTTGTTGTCCACGACGAAGACTACTCAGATTTTTGCGCGTCGTACGAAGAGGCTGAAGTCCTCGCAAAGAACTGGGCGGAACAGCACCCGCGCAAGGAGGCCGAGATTTTCCAACTGGCCGCCACTGTGAAAGTCGAGATCAACGTGACCGTGAGGAACGAATCATGAGCACGTCCAACTGGTCAGGCCGCATCGCTCGCACGACAACCGAGGCCTTCGGGCCATACGCAAAGCTGAGCGTGCCGAATGAGACGCCTAAGACGCCGCTCCGTGACCGCGTGCTCTACCTGGCCGTGGTGGCTGCTGCTGTCGCTGTCGCTGTGATGGCTGATTTGGAGATGCTGCCATGAACAACATCTACCCCCTACGCCAGTACCGCAGTCACACGCCGGTGCAGCCAGCTTGCCGCAACTTCTGGATCGGCTATCTGGCGGTGGTCGCTCTTCATGTCGTGTGGTGGCTCACATGAAGCTCAAAAACTCAATCTTCAACCAGCTGGAAAGCGACCTGCTCGCCTACGGTGGTTTCGACCCGGAATATTTCAAACAAGGAGTGAATGATGAAGCAAATCTCAATGGCGTTCGTGAAGGCAAAGCGGGAGTTCGGCCCAGCGCTGAAGGACAAGACAAACCCAGCATTCCGCAGCAAGTACGCTGACCTGGGCGCGTGCATCGACGCCGTGGAAGACGCATTGCTGACCAACGGCATCGCGTTCTATCAGGAGACTTCGGAAGATGCCACAGGCGTGACCGTAGAAACCGTGCTCTTGCATGAATCCGGCGAGACGCTGCGATGCGGCAAGCTCCACGTTCCCGCGGCCAAGCAAGACCCGCAGGGCTACGGCTCGGCGCTCACGTACTGCCGCAGGTATTCGCTCATGGCTGCATGTGGCATCGCGCCAGAGGATGACGATGGAGCCGCAGCATCCCGCCCACGGCAGGCCGAGCAGCGCCAGCCAGATGTGGCGGCGATCTTGCGCGGAATCAGCGCAGCAACCACTGTTGAAATTCTCAAAAGCAATTTCGAGGCTGCGATGCAGATGCTTGACGCTTCGCACCACCCGGCTGTAACCAAGGCCAAAAACACCCGCTACAAAGAACTCACCCCACAAAAGGAAACCGCTTAATCATGGCATCGCTTAACAAAATCCAAATCATCGGCAACGTGGGGCGCGACCCCGAAGTGCGCACGTTTCCGTCTGGCGACCGCGTTGCAAATGTCACAGTGGCGTGTACCGAATCGTGGAAGGACAAGCAAACAGGCGAGAAGCGCGAAGCGACCGAATGGTTCCGCGTGGTGTTTCGCGCTGGTCTGGCCGGGGTCGTTGAGCAGTACGTTCGCAAGGGCTCGCAAATCTACGTTGAGGGATCGCTGAAGACCCGTAAGTACAACGATGCGGCCGGGGTTGAAAAGCAGATCACCGAAGTGATGGCGAACGAAATGAAAATGCTCGGCGGGCGGCCAGAGGGTTCAGCGCCTGCGCCAGCAACGCGCCCATCGTCGGCGCCAGCACCAAGCGGCGGAAGTAGCTTCGATGACTTCGGCGACGGAGGAGACATCCCTTTTATCGACCCCCTGCACCACCGCGCATTGTGCCTTGCCATTTAACAAAGGAACATCCAATGACGACCCGTAATGAATTGATCGAAGCAGTCAAAATTGCGACTACGGCTTTGAACCTTGCCGAGGTCGCGCTCGCCGACTTCGATGGCCTAGCCGAAAACAATGTTTATTCCACGCTTGCCGAGGCGCTGGACAAGGTGGAGGACAGGCTTAGAGGCATGGCTAGCAGCGATTGCGAAGGCGCGCACAACTGCGGCGCCGATCTCTACACGCAAGACTTCATCGTAGGCGGCGTGGTCTACACGGGATCACTGCAAGTTGAGTACAACCGCCATGACAAGACCTACTATTACATTGACAGCAGCGACTTCACTTACGAGCAGAAGGCTGCATCATGACTTCGATCTCACTTTTCCGCGCCACCGAAGACCTGCGCGATCTGCTCGACCAAGTAGACGAGTCCACCGGCGAGCTGCCCGAGGGCCTGGGCGATGCTCGCGCTCTGGTGGTGAACAAAGCCGTTTCGGTCACGGCGTACATCCTCAACGAGGAAGCGCAGATTGAAATGGTGAAGGCTCGCGCCAAAGACCTGACGGAAGCCGCCAAGCGTGCAGAGCGCCGTGTTACCTGGCTGCGCGCCTACCTGCAGGAGAACATGGCCGCCACGGGCATTCTCAGCATCAAGAGCGATGACGGCACGTTCTCGGCCAAGCTGGAGCGCGAGCGTGATGCGTCCGTCGATGTGTTTGATGAAGCGCAGTTGCCGCAGGATTACATGGTGGAAGTGCCGGCCACGTCCAAGCCCGACAAAAAGCTGATCGCCAAGGCCATTAAGGACGGGTTTACCGTGCCCGGCGCGCGGGTGGTGAAGTCCGATAGACTGACCTTGAAGTGACCGCCATGCTTGACGATGAACTTGCTCCACGCGAAAAACTCTCACCCACAGAAGATGTCATCGTGCGCATCCAGGGAAAGATCTTCCGCTGCCCCTGCGGATGCAACGTGTTCCGCCATCCGGACGGCCTGCCGAACATCTACCGCTGCAACTCATGCGGCAATGAATACGAGGGAGGCTGATATGCATCCATGCCCCTACTGTGGCGAGCCGCACAGCTTGAGCCAATGTTTTCGCTGGAGGTTGAAATGAGCGAGATCAAACGGTACAAACACGACCACTACGGAATACGCGAACACGTCGATGGCCTGTTCGTCACCTACGCCGACCACCTTGCAGCCGCAGAGGCCGCAGTGATGGCTGAGCGGGAAGCGTGTGCTCAGATCGCCGACGACTTGTACAAACTCGGCAACCACTTAATCGAATACGACGCCGGATACAACTGGGGCGTTGAACATGTCGAGCAGACCATCCGCGCCCGCACCACCCAACCAGCCGAGGGATCGAAATGACGACACTCATTTCTGCCGCAGAGGTCGCTGCCCGGCTCGGCATCAGCGCCCGCAAGGTATACGCTCTGGCCAATGCGGGCTCCCTGCCCTGCTACCGAATCGACAGCTGCGTGCGGTTCGCCCCTCTTGACGTCGAGCAATTTCAAACATCATGCCGATCAGCTACAACCAAAGAAACCGCCGTTGGGTATTCCAGTTCAACCGTGTCATTGCGGGCAAGAGGCACCGGGCTGACAGACTACTTCCAAAAGGCTGGACTCGCACCCAGGCGGACGAGTTCGACCGCACGGAAGTCGCGCGACTCTACGCCCTTGCAACTGGTATCTCAAAGCCAGACCAGCTGATCGAAGACGCGGTGTTGCTCTACCTTGAAAAGCACGCGCCGCAGCTGAAGAACTTCGCGAACATCCGCCGAGAGCTGGCAGCCTGCCTGCCGGCCTATCAGGAAAAGCTCTTCGGGGACCTTCCTGAGATTGCACAGAGCTACCGGCCCGTCCACGTCGAGGGACCGAAGAAGGGGGCGCCGCTGGCTGCAGCGACGGTTCGCAACCGCTTGGCATACCTGCGGGCAGCCTGCCGGTATGCATGGAAGACGCACGGCATGGGCGAGCACAACCCGGCCGAGCGCGTGGTGATGCCGATTGTTCGCAACGAGCGACAGGTGTACCTGGGCCGGCCGGAATTCCTTTCCGTGCTGCGCGAGATGGCGCCGGGGAGCGCCCGCGCCGCCGTGCGTATCGCCTTCTACAGCGGCATGCGCGCCAACGAGGTGCAAACCGCAAAGGTGAAGGGCTCAACGTTTGAATTGGCCGACACGAAGAACGGGCGGCCCCGCCATGTACCCATCCATCCCAAGGTGGCCCATGTGGTGCGTAATCCGACCCTGTGGCCGATCAAACCAACCCGCTGGACCGTGAGCATCAAATTTCGTGGGGCGGCCGATGCAGCAGGCTTCCCGGCCGTCAGGCTGCACGACATGCGGCACAGCGCCGCTAGCGCCATGATCAACGAGGGTATTGACCTGTTCACCGTAGGCGGGGTGCTCGGGCACAAAAGCGCGGTAAGCACACGACGATACAGCCACTTGGCGACCGACACGCTTTCGGCGGCAATTAACACGATTGGCAAAAATCGTCGGACACTGGCAAAGAAAAAGGCTGCGTAAAAGCAGCCTTATAAGAATGGTGGGACGTGCGGGGGTCGAACCCACGACAAACGGATTAAAAGCGGCGTGCACGCTATAGGCAAGGAGGCTTTCAGGGGAGAAAACTTTCGCACCGGTCGCCGAAGCCGCCTGTTTCGCTACCCGGATGGCAAAAATCGTCGGACACCTCCCGCCTGGAAAGATGCGGCACCGGCTGACACCCTCATCCCTGCCGAAAGTCAGATACTGGCGAGCCTACCCGGAGGCACCATGGACGACAACATCATCCCATTCCCCGAGCGCGAGCCAGCGCCAGAAACACACGAGCCGCTGGAGGTGTTCACCGCACTAGCAGTAGAGCACGGCTTGATCCGGCCAGGCGACAAGCTGGACCAGAACGTGATCGACTTCGCATTTTCCATCGTGGCCAAGTGCGCAGCCATCGGTGATGAGTACCCGGACCACCAGAATGACGGCTCAGCAGGGGATCACATAAGGGCTATCTACGGTGAGCCTTGACTACTCCGACTTCTGGCAGAAGCGCAAAGAACGCGGCCCGCGTCACTGCCAATGGTGCGAGCATTGGGGCGGCCCCACCAATCAGGCTGACCCTGACGGGCCTATCTGGTGCTTGGATGGGAAGTATGTAAACCCGATCCCGCGCGATGGCTGCGCGTTTTGGTCTAGAGCGCCTGGGGTTGACGACCTCAGGGTGTGAGTGACGGCGGCCAGGTGCTCCCAACCCTACGCCGCTGGGGCGCTTGACCATCATCTTCATTTTACAGATAGGGCAAGCCGAGTCTCCTGATCCCTCTGGAGACTTCACCCGGCCTAAGCCCAGTGCACGCATGACGTTTGCATTCGATTGTCCACCGCCCGTATCGTGGGCCAAACGCTTGTCAGTCGATTGGTGGTTTTCGCAGTCCCTGCAACAAGGCTGCGCCGGCGGCTTGCCATTACCGGCATCACTTTTCTCTTTGGCCTCCGTGACATGGAGCGCTGCTTCGTCAAGCCTGCGAAAGGTACGTGCAGAAAGCAAAAGGGCCTTGGTCCAAGCTTTCCGTGCTGCAACACGTCCCCTTCGGGTAAAAGCTCAGGCCAAGGCCCTCGTCATTTTGTCTTGTGTTGCAGCACTTGACGATACAGATTTTACAACAATTGTTACGTCTTGTAACTAGCTTGGCATGAGCGCGATGCAGCACACCTTCACGCCCGAAGCAGCCCCAGCGTTTGGATCGAACCCCGACAAGGCGGTGATCAGCGGCCCGATGAGGATGATTCCGCTCAACGCCGGAAGAAGTTGAGCCCTGCGGCCTTTGATCGTGCAGCCGGTGTAGACAGCACCGGTCTGTATGAACGTCACCACTTCAAGCACGACTTGCTGGCCGGCAGGATTGACCGGGCACAGTGCTATCACCGGCTCGCTGGGGAATATGCGGGTGAATGTCACCGTGGCTAGGCCAGAGCCGTCTAGGACCACGTTGGACGAGCTGCTGAGCCTTGGATGGGCATGGGCCGAATCAGCGGCTGTGGCGGCTGCTCCCGCAACGCCAGCGGTGGATTCGGGCAGAGGTGTTCCGGTCCCGATCAGGACGGGCGGCATGAAGACTGGCATTTCAGTACTCCCGCGCCGTGAACGCCTGCCCCGTGGTGGCCCCGATGATCGAGATCGCACCACCTGGCGGCAGACCGACCGGCGACTCGTAGAACGCATTGGCGATCAGCTTGATCGAAGGTTGATTCAGCACGGCGGTGGTTTCGGTAGAGATCCACAGATCCCCAGCGCTCACGTTCTGCACGAAGTAGCCACGGCGGGCAGCATTGGCGGGTGCGACGGTCTGAGCGGCGCCGCCTGTCGTGAGTGCGCCGCTGCGATTGGTGTATGTCACCGGGGCAACGGAGGCGGTGAATGCCCCGGCGTATGGCGTGCCGTCTGGCGCAATGAGGATGACCGTTTGAGGCCGGTTCTCGGCCGCCAGGACGGAGGATGCAGGAATAGGCATGATGGCTCCAGTTAGAGCGGCATCGGGCCTGTGTCAAATTCCTTGGGCCTGGTGTGCCGCTCGGTTTCAATCTTTTCGATACCGAACTGTGTCCGCATCAGCACGCCCAAATCAATCCAATCGGCTTTGCTGATCTTGCTGCCATCGCTCAAGAACCCCGAGACGAAGGCGCGCTTTCCACCTAGCAACTGGGCAGTAGCGACCGCAGCGAACCGATCTCTATTCTCAAAAGTCTCGCCGGGGTGGTATCGGCGAAGGGTGATCGTGATGGGTTCTGCGTGCCACGGCATGGGCGTCTCCTTATGGCGCTGCTGGCATCCGTGCGTGATCTTGTAGAGCCTTCACTTGGGCGGTGATGACCTCTATTTCGCGTCGGAGATCGATATAAGCCGATTCAGCGTCTTCGCTAAGTCGGGGGGCGGGAGCAACGTCCAGGCCGGGGGCGGTGGGGGTGCTGGGCAGATCGTCGCGACCGACTGCACAACTGGCGTTGACGTGCAGCCTGCGCTTGCCAATACGCAGATCGTTGCGAAGACTTTCAATGGAAGCGAGTGCATTTTCTTTCTCCTGGGTACGTTGAGCGTCAAAGGCCGCGAGGGTCTTGTTCCACATCGCCATGCTGGCCAGCGACTTCTGATAGGCCACGTTCGCCTTCTCGCTGATGCCCTGCAAAACATGCGCATGCTCCGTGCGCACGTTGGCCAGTTCTGTCTGGCCCTGCGCAATGCGCAAGGTTTGGATGCCGCACGCGGTCAGCAGGACCACCAGCAGCACGGCAAGCCAGGCTTTAGGGCTCAGGAAAGCGAACATCAGGGCACGATCACGCCAGCGACAGCAGCCAGGGCCACGATCACAACCAGCACCCAAATGAGGTCGATCAGCTCGTAGGGAATTCCCATCATGCAGCCCCGGTGAGGAACAACATCCGTTCGGCCGTCCTGCGCTTGACCAGGCCGTCTAAAACACGGTTGCCGGCCATCGTCCATTTCAGCATCTCGTCGGCCGCGCCGTCATAGTCCGAGGCGTTCAGGCGCTTCAGCAGGGTGGACTTGGACAAAGCACCGCCGCCGAGGTTGAACGTCCACGACACCAGCGCGTCGAACTGCGCTTGATTTAGCGGCACAGTCACGCAGCGGTCGATAGCTCGCTCGGCGTCCATCAGGTCAGCCGTCAGAAACTCGTCCACCTGGGCCGGGCTGATGATGTCGCCCATTCGCACGCCCTTGGTATGCCCTACTCCAATCGTCGGCACTTTCACCGAATCAAGATAGGCATTCAGCCGCACGCCTTCAAAGCGCTTGATCAAGTCTTTCCCGGCTTCGGATGTGTTCATTTCAGTGCTCCGGTAAATCGCCAGGCACGGTCACGCTGTCTGGCGGGCCGTGATGCCACTGAAAGGAATCAGCCAGTAGCATGAAGAGCACCGCTAGGGCGAAGATGACGGACGGCCAGCCAGGGAAGCCCCATTCGGCCAGTGGCGCGATTGCCTTGACGCCTGCTGCCACCAGCAGGATCACGTACTGGTAGCCGATCCGCAGCCGCACCTTCTTGTTGATCTGGTTCAACCTGCAGACGCACACGGTCATGATTGCGACGGAGACGATGAGGTTTGCAAGGGCCGCCAAGTAGATGTAAGTCATTCCTTGGTCCTCGCCTGGATCAGCGCATCAACGATGGCGTTGACCTTGGTCATGCACCATTTGAAGATGGCCCCCCATCGGTCACCGGCATACCCGAGCGCCATGGCCATCGGGGCGAAAAGCCAGTGCTCCTTGAGCGATGGATACACCGACGACAACGCCATTGCCAGTGGCACCGCCAGTAGCAGAGCGATCAATGTAGATCCAGCAAAGAAAAGCATGGCGTTTGCCCTCGTGCTTGCAGGCCGCTGCATGAGTGCTACCGCAACCCCGGCCATGGCTGCGAGCAAGATCACCGAATAAGGGCCAACAATGTCAGCCACTGCGGGCGCAAAAATCGTCGAGGCAAGAACCGTCGCAACGCTGATGGGCGTAAGGTCAGCCTGGTTCATGACGCCCAACGTGCGAATTTCATTTAGATTCCTTTGTTGCATGATTTTACAATTTAAGGCGTGATTCTGGCTACTAGCAAAGCTGACAGGGGGCGGTTACATTGGCGGGATGGAGAACTTCAACCCTGGGCTTTTAGGCTGGATCGTCGCGCTGTGCATCGTGGCGCTATGGCGATCCTGGCGCGGCAAGTAGCCCGCCGAGTGCAATCCCAGGGGCGAGCAGGCCAGACTGATACTGTGGGCGCTGTGGAGCCGCCAACAGACCAGGCAACACGTTCTGCGCTTGCCGGTTCGATAGGCTGACGTTCAGGCTTTCCAGCGGGTCGGCAAGGAACAGCTTTCCGGCTGGAATCTTCTTCGCCAAGTTGGTCAGCAAGTCAGCGCCACGCCCCAACACCAGCGCGCCCGAGTTGCTGTTGTTGACCGCCGAACCTACTGGCTGAGCCTGCATATAGCTCGCCACGCGACCGGTGCGTTCCAGTTGGCTAAGTTCTTCAGGACCGAAGAAGAACGACAACTTCTCTCGTCCAAGGCCGTTGATCACCGAGTTGAGCCGAGATTGCGAAACCTTGCCTACCTCATCCGCTGCACCACTCAAAGCCTGCTTCTTGATGTAGGTCGCCAAGACATCGCGGATTACCGGCAGGTCGGCCGGATTCAACTCGCGCGCCACCGTTGCTGCCTCGTCGGATGTGCCGCCGATCACAAAACGCTTGGCGATGCGCGCGGGGTCCGATGTGGCGCCATCAGACAGGACGCTGCGCACCAGCGGCGAAGACCCTTCATATTCATAAGCCGCCCGGGTAGCACCACGCGCACGGTCAACCGCTGCAATCCCATCACCTGCCTGCCCATCAAGCCCGCGAAGCTGCCCCGCCATTTGAGGCGTAACCATTGCGTTGCCGAAGTCTCGGCCGCCCGGGTTGGTGATCGGACGCATGGGGGTAGCTTCCATAGCGCTGCGGGCCATGCCTGCCGCTGCCGCCTCGTTGCCGCCCTTCGCCATCTCCTTGGAGAGCATCGATTGCAGGTTACGGTAAGCCTGCGGGGTGAACGGTTGTTGGCCCGTCTGGAAAGCCGCCATGTACTCGCTGATCGGTTTGGACATAAAGCCCATCATTCCCTCGTCGCCCAGCCGCCGATTGATGGCGTTTAGCGCTTCCGGGTAGATTGGCTGCGTGTAGCCTGGTGCGTTGCGGGCTTCGTTCCATGCGGATGTCTCCGCTGAGCGCAGACCGCCCTGGGTCCCGAGGACGCGGCTATTCAGTAGGCGGCCGGCCACCACGGGCTCCAGCTCGGAGCGCCCGCCCAGGCCATTCAGGCTACCGATCAGAGCCGAGTTGTTTTGATTCTGCAAGCGCGGCAGTCCCTGCAAAGTGCCATCGCTGCTGTTGGCGGCCATCTTCGCAAGGTTCTGTTCGCGGGTGATTTGCACCGGGTCGAGCGTCACCAAGCCGCGCGTTGGAGTGCCGCCAACCGACACGATGTCGGCCATGCGCCGCACAGCCTGCGGGTCCAACTCTTTTCCGGCCTGTAGCGAACTGCGCAGTTCGGTGCGGAGAGCGCGCCTCGCCGCTTCGGGAATAGCTGCGTAGTCCGTGTCCACGGTCGCGAGCGTGCGCGTCAAGGTGGCGTCAATCTGCGCGTTGTCCATGGCTGGCGTGATGGCTCGGCGCATGAGATTGCCTGCCGATCCCACGGCGCCCGGGACCATCATCCCGCCGATGCCACCCAGCGCACCAGCCGCAGCTTGGAGAACAGCACCGCCGCCAGCTTCGCGCGATGCACCGGAGGCTAGGCCAGCACCAGCAGCGCCAGACAACTGCTGCAGCCCGTTCGCGGACATAGCAGCGCCAGCGCGGCCAGCCATCCCCGGCAGTTGACTTGCGAGTGCGCCACCGCCCAGCGTGAGGCCGGTGCCAGCCACAAGGCGCGATGCGTCACCAATAACCCGCTCGTTAGCTCCTTCCGGTTTCGGTAGCCCCATCCAATCCGCCAACTTAGAGGCTTGGACGCCGAGCGGCGTGGATTTTGGCGGCGCGGGTTGCCCCGTCACCAAATTGCCCATAGTCGGCGCCCGATCCGGCACAAGCTTGTCGGTCAGGTATCGCAGAGGTTCGCTGACGATCTGCAGCGCATTTGCCGGACCTTCCATGGCATAGCGAGCAGTGAGCCCGAGCTGACGCGGTATGCTGTTGATGGCGCGGCCGGCGCTGACGGAAACCGGAGTCGAGGGCAGTTCCTCGTATCGACCCCGAGGCGCATCGTCAACAAATTCATATGGCATTTATTCTTCCTTCCACTGCATTCCGTTTGACACAAGAATTTTGCCGGTCGTGGTATCTCTGATGCGCTTTCCTTTGTTGTCGTTGTTGGCCGGTGGCAACGACTGCAACAGGTTTCCGGCTGGCTTGCTGGCGCCATCACCGCCTGCGGCTTTGGCCTGAAGGCGTTTGACCTCCTGAGCAGCAGAGATTCGCTGATCCACTGGTAGCCCACGGTCCGCCACGCGGCCTGCAGCACTTTTATATTGGTCTACATCCTTGTCGGACTGTGGCCCCTCAAAACGCGGCACGTTTTTCACGATGTCGGCAGACACTACGTCTAGTTGCGCCGCGACATCAGCCGCAGGGGTGCTCTTCCCAAAATACGCGTTAACGTTGTCGCGCAATTGACCAACACCGCTCCCAGTCGGGTTCTGCCCGAGCAGGTCAATCGCTCGATCCACGCTGGACACCGTTTCGTTGGCGTTCTTCACTTTAGCCCGAGCTACAGTGTCGCGCGCAACATCAGCCTTGGCCGTGTCCACCGCGCGAACCTCTGCCGCCTTGTTCGCCGCAGCCTCTGCCGCCGAGGGACCGGCAGCAACACCGCCCGCTTGTGGCAGCTGCGCATTGGTGATGCCGGATTGCATTTGCAGGCGCTGGATCTCACGGCCGAAAGCCGCCTTGTCCTGCTCGGTGACGCCGGGTTTCTGTGCCTCCGCCTGGATCATGCGGATTGTTTCCACGTTGGCCGCGTTGCGGTCGCCACCGGAATAGGCCGACGATTGCACGTTCCCACGGGGGCCAGCCATCGGGCCAGGTGCACGACCGACAGCAGCGGCCTCGCTGGTGAATTCCTCTCGCTGCGTTTCAGGGTTGAAAACCTTGATCGGCTTGAAGGAGGCTTGCGCGCCTTGGTAGCCGTTGAAGGTATCGAGCGCACCGCGTGGAGCCGAGACGACTGGCAAGCCATCTGCACCGATCTGGACCATGCTCGTCTTGCCATCCTGCGACGTGGACAGGCTTGGCAGGTAACCCGCACCCAGGCGGTTCTTGTCGTACGCGTACCCGTTCGACACCTGCATGTCAGGCGTGCCACGCTTGGCCAGCATCTCAGCGATGCCCTTCCCGCCGTTGTTCAAGTAGTCGGTGACAAGCGCATCCTTGGGAATTCCGAACTGACGCGACCATTCATCGAACTTGCCCATCCCAGGAGCGCCGGCAGGAGCACCGCCAGGCATTGGAGCAGTGCCGCCAGCGCTCGTAACACCTTGCCCGGGCATAGGGGCTGTACCACCTGACCCCGTTACGCCCTGCCCCGGCATTTGTCCAGCCGAAGACGCACCGCCAAGACCCTCGCCGAAGAAGTACGCATCCTGCTTCGCCTGGCGTGCGAGAGTGGATTTGCGAATGGCGTTCTGCGTGGCGTTTTCCTCGATCTGCGACTGCAGGTAAGCCTGCTTCGCCTTGCGATCACTCGCCCCATCGAGCGTGCCCTGATACCCCAGCAGCCCGCGATTCAGCGCCTGGCCGAATGAGCCACCGCCCAGCAGGCCCGCGCCAAGCTGGAGTTGCGCCATTGTGTTCGGATCGTCTAGAAGTCCCATGATGGATCCTTATTGCTGGCCGGAGAGGCTGTTGTAGTTCGTGCCGTAGTTCGCGTATGGGCTGCTGTTCTGCATGACGCCGCTTCCCGAGCTGCCGCTATTCCACAGGTTGGCCAGCGCATTGCCCGCCGTCGCGCCGCCCAGCACGTTTGCCGCAGTGCTGTTTTGGCCGGTGTTCACGCTGGACTGCCCGTAGCCGGTGTAAGGACTGATCGTGCTGCCGTACTGCTGCAGCGCCGTCAAAGGCGCGTTCTGGTACGTCTGGCCAGTGTTGTACATGCCCTGGCCGAGGCCGACATTGCCTTGCACGCCAGCGTTGTAGAGGTTCGACCCCAATTGATATTGGTTCAGATCAAGCCCGCGTTGCTGGGTGTAGAAGTTCTGGTTCTGCGTGGTCGCAGCATTGGACAACTGGCCTTGCCCAAGGTTGTAATTCAACTGCTGGCCCTGCGCGGTAACGCCAAGCTGCCCGAGCCCCAGGCCGTAGCTGTTGTTGATGGATTGTTGCTGAAGCCCGGCGCTGGTGTCCGTTGCATAGTTGTTGCTGTACAGGTTACCCAGCGCGCTATTCAGCCCGGTCTGCGCCTGCCCCGCAGCGACACCCTGCGCGATGCCCTGACGCGTGCCGCCGTACTGCCCTGCCGCCTGCGCACCAGAGTTGATGCCCGGCATGACGTTGGTGGCGAGGTTGTTGTTAGACGCAGCCGTGAGCGCCTGCGCTTGCATGTCGGAGTATGGATTTGCCACGATGTTTCCTTAAAAACCGCCAGAGTCGCCGCCGTTGCGACCGCCGTTACTGCTTTGCGATCCACGGCCCGAGTCACCGCCGCCAGTCGATCCGCTACCTGCCCCCCCCCCCCATCCCGGCTTGGTTCGCTGCGGCGCTGATGCCTGCGTTGACCGCCCTGTCGCTAATCGAGCCGTAGTTGTGAATGCCCCCAACAGAGTTAGGCGCGGTAGCGCCAGATGACCAGCCATCACCACCAGTGAGTTGGCCGAGTGCGAAGCGGCCAATCTGCGCGGCCAGACTTCCCATCGGTCCACCTACGACGCCCATTGCAGTGCCGATGGTGCCGGCGTTGTTGTACGCGCCCACCGCAGCCTCGTGCGAGAGCCCGCCAAACGAACCACCAAGACCACCGGCACCCGTGCCTACACCACCCCCGAACCCTGCGCCCCCCTGGCGATTGCCGTTGCCCGAGCCCTGG